GCGCAGTGCAGCTTCAGCAGGCGCATCTCGATATAGAAGTCCACATGGCCGGGAGTCACGTTGTACTCCACACGCCCGCGCACGTTCGCCTTCGCGCTGCTCGGTTGGATAGCCGCGCCGCCCACGAGGTGCTGCATGACCTGACTGCCTTCCGTTTTGATAAAGTTGCCCATGTACTCTGCGATGTACGCATTGAGCGTGTCCGTGGCCGACTTCTGGTTGCTGGCAATGATCCGGCGCTGGCGCACCACAAGCTTCAAGAAGAACTCAAAAATTGGCGTAGCGGGGATGTCCACGATGTTCGCGTACTTACGCCCGGCCAGTACATACCCAGAAACCACCGATACCACCATAGCAGTCCAGAAGCGCTCGTCGTCCCGCGCGCCGGATATTTTCTTCCAGTGCTCCCGCACTTGCTGCATAACGTGATGCACTTTGTTCATATTGCGCGCGCACCACTTGGCAAACAGGGGCCCGGCCACACCAGTGTTGTGCTCCAGCAACGAGCGTATCTCGTTCTCTTCAGGCGTCCACTTGAGCTCATACCCTGCAGGGGTCTGCCACTCCAGATGCCGCCGCGCCTCGCCCTCTGACGTATGCTTGCGTGCGCCCATCATGGCTTCAAGCCCGGGGGTGTTAGACGATATGAACGCAATGGCGCTCCACAGCAGCTCCTGCGCCACCTCCGAATTACTCGACGCACTGCCCTTGATCTTGTGCATGCCTGCAGCGTAGTCGAAGATGAAACTAGGCAACCACTCCATAGCCAAAGAACGGTTCTTGCTGGTGATCTCGTCCACGCCCAGCATCAAGCTACCCAGCATACCGGCGCGCTGCATCATGGTTTTCTCAGAGGTGGACGGGGCCACCATGTACCGGCCGTTCTCGCCCCACACCGACACCGCCATAGACTGCGCGAAGGTCTTACCAGCACCAGAACCCGGGCTGCAAGCGTGGAACACCCCTGCGCGCGAGCCGTGGGGCGTGAACTGCATGAGGATGGTACCGAAGCCGATACCGGCGGCGGCGAGGTGCCCCCACACAACGGGGTCTGTAGCCGCTTTGCGGCGCATCATCTCGTACACGCTGCGCCAGTTCTCCAAGGAACCGTTCGGCTTTGTCGCGTTGATTACGTTGTGCAGTCGGTCTGACGCAAACTTGAAGTCCTTGTCGTCGGATATGGGGCTGAACACGGTGTCGTGTACGGCGAAGCTGCCGTCTGGTTGCCAACCAAAGCGCTGGGGTACAACCACCTCTTCGCCGTTCGCACTGGCGTTCTGAATACTCTGCCTAACGTACTGGTACAAGTAGGCATCTACGCCTGCGTTCGCGGCCATGACGTTGTTTTTGGCCAACACCTTGAGACAGGAGCGCACCTCTACGACATCGGATGTGGGTACGGCAAAAGTGAAGTGGCGGTCGCCCTTCGTCACACGGAACTCTGCTTGGGTGCTGTCCATGTCCCGTATCATGCGCGTCATGTAGAAGTCAAACGGCACCAGCAACATCAACTTGTCTTGCTCGTCCTTGTCCGCAGGCTTGCGATAGTACACGCCGCTGGTGCGGCCGTACTCAAAGCCATAGGGCGGTGTGGGTAAAGAACGTGTCTGGTCTTGCACCACTTCGTCGGCAGTCTCTACGGGGGCGCTTGTAAGCGTGAGCACTTCGCGTCCCAGCGCCAGCGGGTTCGTTATCTTGCCCCAGTGGGGGCACTGTGTGCATATCCCGGGGTTTTCAGAGTCCAGCTTGGAGCATGGGTAGGGGCCTTTTATCTCGGCCAGCTTGGCGTACATGCGGTCTTCGTCGTATGGGTGCAGGGCGGACAGCTTGCGCGCGGCTTTGTCGCCGTCTGCACAGGGCTTGGCCAGAGAGAGGAGCCCGCGCCATAGCGGCTCCATGCCGTCTTGATCCGCATTGGTGATGTAGTGTGCGAGCTGGCCACATCCGGTACCCGCTGCGGTGCGCACCATGATGTTCTTGAAGTACGTGACGCTATTGCCCATTAGAGCTTGGGCCACGGGGGAGATGCTTGCCGCTTGGGGGCGCACCCCTGCTAGCGTGAGTGCTGTTGTTGGCGTTTGTAGCGAGGGTATTTTGAAAGGGGCTAACGTGTCTGCCAAGGCGCGCAGCGAGAAAACGGCACCGCGCTGTTTAAGCAGCACCGGTTTAGGGGGCGCGTACTTCCAATTCGATGTGCCGGGCATACGCAGTACACGCGCCGCGTCGGCGGTTACAGTCATGTCGATAGGAAAACTATGGTGCGCTGCCGCACGCTTTAGTGCCTCGGCCACGGGCTTCCACTCTTCAATGGTAGCGTCTTGGGTCAGCGGCCAGTACACATGCACACCACCGCCAGAGTCCACTAGCCACGGTGCTCCCAGCGCACTAAGGTCTGTAGCGTCCATGAACTCCACCAGCGCCGCCACGGCGGCTTTCTTGCTGGCAAAGGCTTTTTGTTTGCCCGTCTTGGCGTCTACGCCGCAGTCTAGGTCAGCAAATAACGCGCGCACGTACTGTGCGTGTACGGCCTCCCGGGTGCCTTGGTCATCGAAGGTACTGAGTGCATAGAAGGTATTGTTACCTAGCTCACTTAGTGATACGTTGGTCTCATACAGATTCTCCAGATCGTCAACAAAGATGTTTTTTCTCAGCGGCCCCTTCATTGTGAAGGTGCAGTACTTTCCTTGTCTCGGCAACACTGCCGAGAGGAAGTCGTGTGAATCCATTACTTGCCCCTATTCGGTCTGCAGAGATGCAATTAGATTTGTGACAATGGTGCAATACGCATTGGACACTGTACCCCCAGCGAACCAGCTATAAACTGTCGCCCTTGATGCGCCTGTTAGCGTAGCAATGTCTTGTACAGATTTGTCCTTGCGGACGGCGAGCCTACCAAGACGAACCCCCAGAGAACTGGGGGCTTGCTTTAGGGCTTTGCGGGTTTTGGTGTGGTATGTCATAAATAGAAAGGGGGCGTGTTGCACGGCCCGGGAACCCCCAGACCCACGCCCCCTAAACCTTTAAGTTACTCGTCGTCCCAAGCAGCCAGTGTAGCGGCGAGGTCGGTGGCTGCAGGAGCTGCAGTCTTCGCAGCGGCAACTTTAGCGGGCTTGACCACGGGCTCGTCGTCCTCTGGCTCGGGCGGCAGCGGAGCGGGTGCTGCTTTGGCCTTCGCTTTCACCACTGGCGCGGGTGCGGGGGCTTCGTCCTCTTCGTCAGCCTGCGGTGCAGGAGCTGCCTTGGCTGCGGCTTTGGGCGGTGTGCCTGCGAACGCAGCGGGGGCCGCTACAGAAGTACCGCCGTCTTGTGCGAACACCGACATGGTGATCGCCTTGATAGCGTCTTCGGACTCGCCCTTGCCTTTTGTCACAGCGTACTCATCGTCGGTCAACCAGCGCATAGGTTTGAAGAACAACTTGGGTACAGGGGCCTTGGTGTCAAACTTCAGGCGCGTAATCAGCATCGTAGGATCAATACCTTGGGCGATCAACCAACGGGAATGCTCTTGCAGCGGGCGGTTCTCGCCTTCGGCTTTACCGAAGATAGATGTCGCGGCCAAAGACAACTGCATCACGTCGCCTTCAATGTCGTTGGCGAGCAACACGGCCAGCTTTTGACTGTAGCGGCACGCGCGAGAGTCACCCTGACCGGAACCCTTGACGTTTTGTGGGCAGCTAGCGCAGTTGGCGCACTGGGGGGCCTTAACGGAAGCGTCGGGCTTGTCGCCGTCAGCGCTCCAGCAGTCAGGCGCTGCAACTTTGTTTTCGTCGTAGGTACCGGCGTAAAACGTGCGGCCTACCTTCGGGGCGGCGTTGACAATAACCACATCCAGATAGCGCTCTTCTACAGCAGCCACTTCCTTGCCGTCAGCAATCAGACGGAACACGCCGCCCTTGATAGAGATACGTTTACCGGATGCGCCTGCGCCGCCTGCTAGGGCTTTGGCAGTTGCGGAGAGTTCTCCCTTTTTGGCAAAGGCAGGGAGTTGGCCGGGGTTGAATACAGCGATGTTGCTCATGATGGTTCCTTGGTTGAAAAAATTACTTACGTGGTTTAGTTACAGAGATAGACAGTTCTGACATCGTGTTCAGGCCGGGAGGTACGTCGCCCGGGTTCTGTTCAAGGTAGTCCGACATGTTCTTTTGTGCGATGCGTTTCTCCAGCAGAAACGCGGCATCGCGCTCCACGATGAAGCGGTACATTGCTTCCCAGTCCTGTGCGTAGTAGCGGGTGCTGGTCTTCAATGTCACGGTGCCGTGGGAGGTGCTGATAGACTTTGCGCCAGTCGTCTGGATAATGTCCTTCATTGCAGCGCTGATCTCGGCCTGTTGGGCTTTGATAGCGGCCTCCGCCTCTTCATACTCACGGGTTAGCTGTGCCAGCTTGTCCCGCATTTTGATGTACACTCTTGCGAGCCTGTCCATCGTTAGGTCTTCAGTTTCAGTGGTCATTTCTTTCTCCGTTGTTTTGATGAATCATACAGGTGATTCGGTCTTTGTCAAGAACTGGACAAAAATAAATGTGTCAGGGTTTTCCCTAGGTCATTTGTTCACCCCCAGTTCTTCGTCAAATAGCTCAGTTAGAAGTGCGTGGTCACTAACACGGGCGTCCATAGCAGCAAACATTTTCTTCTCGATAGGGCTGCTCTGGATGTGCACCACAGTAACTTTGTCTGAGGTCTGCCCCTTTCGGTCGGCTCGGGCAATCGCTTGTTTGTATAATTCGACGCTCATAAGTGGGCCAAAGAACACCACCGTGTCTGCCGAAGTCAGCGTAATGCCGTGGGCTGTAGCTTGCGGCTGCATGACCAGTACCTGCGGATCGGGGGTGTTTTGGAACTGATTAATCAGCGCCCCTCGGTTTGAGGCGGTTACCCGCCCGTCGATAATGCCAACCTTGTAGCCCTTCTTGGTCAGGAACGCCTCAATGGCGTCGATGCTAGAGCGGTACATGGCGAAGATAATTACCTTGCGGTCGGTCTCCTCCAGAATCTCCAGCAGCAGGTTGTACCTTGGCGTAGCATCGAACTCAACCACCTCCCCGTCTTCGCTGTACACGCTACCTGCGCTCACCTGTAGTAGCTTGTTGACCACTGCCGCCTTGTTCACGGCGCTGATCGTCTGCCCTGCAGCCACCACCAGCATGTCGTTTTTGATGCGCTCATAGTACTTGGCCTGCTGTGCAGTCATGGCCACCTCACGGGTCATCTTGATAACCGGCGGCAAGTCAAGGCACTGTTCCTTGGTGAAGCGGATTGCGGGCTGCAGTGCGGCGAACACTTTGTCTTTGGCATCGTGCTTGGGTGCCCACTTGAACTGCGTGATCTTGTTCATTACCTTGTCGCGCCATGCCGTCATGTACGCGGGCACACCGCTGGGGTTCACCAGCTTAGCCAAACCAAACGCATTCACCGGGGACTGTGCGGCGGGTGTGCCAGTCATCATCCACAGGAACGTGTCGGGCTTGAGTATCTTGGCCAGTGACTTCCAGCGCTGCGTCTGGGTGTTGCTGTAGCCGTTGGCCTCGTCCACGATAACCAAGTCGAACCTGCCGTCTGCGATGATCTCGTTGGCCACGAGGTTGAGCCCGTCGTAGTTGATGATAACGAACTCGTAGTCGCCTTGGATGATCTCCACCCGGCGAGATGCTTTGGCATGGTGGGCGATGGCTGCGCTGCGGTGGATGATGCTGTTGTTCAAGTCGCCCATCCAAGCACTGTGCATGATGGACAAGGGGCAGATTATGAGACAGCGCCGAATCTCTTTGCGAGCCATGAGGTAGTCTGCGGCCCACAAGGCAGCCAGTGACTTGCCGGTGCCCGGGTCATTGAACACGAAGGCTCTGCGGTGCAGCGTCAAGAACCCCGAGGTGGCCACTTGATGCGACATAGGGCGGTAGCGCCCGGGCCACTTGTAATCACGCTCTACCGGGGATGGTGCATTCTTCACGCCTAGATTGCGCAGCACGCGCACCTCGTCCAAGCCCCAGAACAACGTCACCTCGTACCCGCCGGGAATCTCCTGCACATGCCGCTTGGGGATGATGGCGAACTTGTCTGGGTTGCGCGTGCGAATCTGCAGCGCTTTGTTTTCGATGATCTTCAATTTCTTTCTCCAAAAGCAGTACGCGACGAGGGCCTTGTTTAAGGGCCGTTCGTCGAACAGAGAACCTACTATACACCAACTGCGCCGCAGC